CAGCGTACAGACGCTGACGCTGGGCACGCAGGCCGTTACGGTACCGAACTTCGGCTTCAGCGCTTCCGTGCTGGAGCTGGTCCTGTCCGTGCTGCCCGTCGCGGAAGCGGGCGACCTGACGAGCGTCCCCCCGGTACAGCCCCCGGCCCTGCCGGACGAAGTGGGAGCGGCCGCGCAGCACTGGCAGCGGGCGGGCGGGCCAAAGAAGTACACGAGACGCACGGGACGCAGTCCCCGCAATCCATCAAGGTTTCACTAAATGAAAGACAGATTCTGTCACTGGCCCTCGACTCTGATGGGCCTCGGGATACTCGCGTTCGCCGGCCTGATGATCTGGCGCCATCCGCTGCTTCTCGACAAGCCCGAGCTGCTGCTGGCGGTGATGGCGGGACTCTACGGCATCGTCACGAAAGGCTCGAAGTGAACGACGAACAGCTTCTCGCGGAGATCCGCGAACGCTTCGCTCTGGCCGAGGAAGCGGAATCCGAAATCCGCATCGTAGCGCTCGAAGACCTGAAATTCCGCAACGGCGAGCAGTGGGACGAAGACATCCGCCAGGACCGGCAGCGGCAGCGCAAGCCGTGCCTGACGGTCAACAAACTGCCGGCGCACATCAAGCAGATCTGCAACGACCAGCGGCAGAACCGGCCCGCGATCCAGGTATCGGCGGTCGAAGACAACGACACCGAAACGGCGGAGGTCTACCAGGGCATCATCCGCGGGATCGAGAACGCTTCGAACGCCGCAACGGCCTACGACACGGCGTTCGAAGGCGCTGTTACCCACGGCTTCGGGTATTTCCGCGTAGTCACGGAGCGGGAGGCGAAGAGCTTCGACCAGGACATCTGCATCAAGCGGATCCGCAATCCGTTCAGCGTGTATTTCGATCCGTCCTGCACGGAGCCCGACTATTCGGACGCGCAGTTCTGCTTTGTCGTGGACCGGATGCCGATTTCGAAGTTCAAACGGGAGTTCCCGAAAGCGCAGGCATCGCGGAACGGCTTCGAATTCGCCGGGACAGGCGACAGGCAGACCGACTGGATCAACGGCGACGGCGTCCGCGTGGCGGAGTACTTCTACGTGGACACGAAGCCGCGCGAAATCGTCCTCTGCGACAACGGCCAGGTGTACTGGGCGGATGAAGTCCCGGCGGACTGCAATCCGCTGCAGAAGCGCATGTCGGAGGAGACCGTCATCCGCTGGGTCAAGACCAACGGCCATGAAATCCTCGAAAGCGAGACATGGCCGGGGAAATGGATCCCTGTTATCCCCGTGCTGGGCGACGAGCTGGACGTGGACGGCAAGCGCGAGCTGGCGGGCATCGTGCGGCACGCCAAGAGCCCGCAGCAGATGTACAATTTTTGGGCAAGCGCCGAGACCGAACTCATCGCCCTGGCTCCCAAAGCCCCCTGGATCGCTGCGGAAGGGCAGATCGAAGGCTATGAACACATCTGGGACAACGCGAACAACCGAAACTTCGCGGTTCTGCCGTACAAGCCCACCACGATAGGCCAGGAACTGGTTCCCCCGCCGCAGCGGAATCACGTCGAGCCCGCGGTAGCGGCGATCACGCAGGCCAGAATGCTGGCCTCGGACGACCTGAAGGCGACCACGGGAATCTTCGACGCAGCGCTGGGCAACCAGTCCAACGAGAAGTCCGGCCGCGCCATCCTGGCAAGGCAGCAGGAATCGGATACCAGCAATTTCCACTTCGCCGACAACCTCACGCGGGCCATCCGGCATCTGGGCAGGGTCCTGATCGATCTGATCCCGAAGATCTACGACACGCCGCGGGTGATGCGCATTCTGGGCAAGGACGACCAGGAACGCACCGTCAGGATCAACGAGGCGTTCATCGACGAGTCAGGCGTTGAAAAGATTTACGACCTCTCCACGGGCAAATACGATGTGACCGTCAGCGTCGGTCCTTCCTACGGCTCGAAGCGCCAGCATGCCGCGGAAGCAATGCTGGAACTGACGCAGGCGGTTCCCCAGCTGATGGCAATCGCCGGAGACCTGATGGTCAGCAACATGGACTGGCCGGGGGCGAAGGCAATTGCCGAGCGAATCAAGAAGACGCTTCCTCCGGAATTAGCGGAAGACGACAAAAAAATGCCCGTGCCTCCGCAGGTACAGGCCCAGCTCCAGCAGCTTTCCATGCTCAATGAGCAATTAACGGCGGCGCTGAACGAACAGACCGAGGCCATCAACACCAAACAGGCCGAGCAGTCGGCGGCCGTCGAAATCAAACGGATGGAGATCGAGAGCCGGGAGCGTGTCGCGGCGATTCAGGCAGAGGTCGAGCTGAAGAAGCTGGAGATGCAGCAGGCGCAGGTCATTGATCTCGAGCAGTTCAAGGCCGACATGGCGCTGCTGCACAAGCGCATTGACCACATGTACGCCACCGAATCGGCGGACATGCAGTTCGAACGGGACATGGAGTCGCGCGACATGGATGCGCTGTACTCAGCCGCGGAAGGCGAGCAGGATTACGCCCGTCAGGTGGACATGGCGGACAGAGGCCATATGCAGCAGGTCGATATGTCGGACCGCCAGCACATGCAGTCCATCGACTCATCCGAGAGAAGCCACAAACAGGCCATCGAGATGAGAAAGACCGAAGCGAAACAGCAGCCGAAAAAAGCGGCATAAGTTTTTTGCAACGGGCCTAGCCGTCGGGCCTTTCAATACACGGCGAAAATCCACGGAGAAAACGTTCAAGACAACGACACGGCTCTTACAGCCGCGCCCGAGGATTTCTCTGCCTACCAGGCATGGAGATCCGGCAAGGCTGAAGAGACCAGCGAAGAAACACCCGTAGCTACTGCGGAAGAGCAGAAGGCTGAAAGCGCTGACGATTCGGGAACGTCGGAAGAAGAAGCTCAGAGCGAACAGGATTCTGATCAGGAAGAGAAAGCCGGAGAGAAGAAGCCGAAAGGCGGATTCCAGCGGCGCATCTCCCAGCTCACGCGCGAAAAGCATGAGCTGCTGGAGCGTCTGTCAAAGCTCGAGTCCGGACAGGCTGGCGGCAATGCTGCGCCGCAGACGGAAGCGAAGGCGGAAAGCAAGCCCGACCAGAGCAAGTTTGCAACGTGGGAAGAGTACAACGAGGCCCTGACCGACTGGAAAGTCGAGCAGAAGCTGAAGGCCCGCGAGGAAGCGCAGCAGAAAGAAGCCGCGCAACACCGCCAGCAGCAGCTGGTGGACTCATGGGCCGAACGCGAGAACGCCATCCGGGAAAAACTCGGCGACTACGACGAGGTGATGGAATCCGCGGCTGACGTGCCGGTTTCCGCAGCTGTTCGCGACATGCTGCTGGAATCCGATCACGGACCGCAGCTGGCCTACTGGCTGGCAAAGAACCCCGAAGTTGCCGCGCAGATCTCGAAGCTCGATGCCGTGCAGTCGGCAAGAGCCATCGGGCGTATCGAAGCAGAGTTACTCAAGCCATCTGAGCCAAAGAAGACAACCCCTGTAACAAAGGCGCCGGAACCCATCCGGCCCGTAGGCGCAGCCAAAGCAGGCGCGGCGAAAAAGCCTCTCGGCGAAGTTACCGACTTCGACGAGTACGTACGCCGCCGCCGCGCGGGCGAGCGCTGAACACCCAAGGAAAGTTTTAAGTGGCTAATTCACTTCTCACACCAACCGTCATCGCAAACGAACTGCTGATGCGGTTCAAGAATAACTTGTCGTTCGCCGCGGGCGCATCGCACGAGTACGACGAGCGCTTCGACAAAATCGGCGACACGTACAAGCTGCGCGTTCCCCCGCGTTTCGTGGCCAACGACGGCGCGGACATCACGAGCCAGATTCAGGACGTGACCGAGTCGACCATCGACCTCGCGATCAACGAGCGGAAGAACGTCGCATTTCAGTTCACATCGAAAGACCTGACGCTTACCATCGACCGCTTCGCCGACCGTTACCTCAACAGCGCGGCCGTATCTCTGGCCAACGCTTTCGAGGTGTCCGGTCTCACGATGGCGTACCAGAAGACGCCGAACTGGGCAGGCACCGCGGGCGAGACGCTCGCCACCAGCGGAACCACGAAGATCCTCGCCGCCGGGGCGAAGCTGGACAACAACAGCTGCCCGCTGGACGGCGACCGTCACCTCGTGGTCACTCCGAGCGCTCAGGCCGCCGCGGTGGACGCGCTGAAGGGCCTCTTCCAGAACTCGAGCGAAGTCGGCAAGCAGTACAAGTCCGGCCGCATGGGCCAGGCCTTCGGCTTCGACTGGGCGATGAGCCAGAACGTCCGCACCCACACGATGGGCCAGACGGCCGGCACGGTGCTGACCAACGGCGCATCACAGACGGGCTCGACAATCGCCATCGACGGGCTGACCACAGCCGCGGCGGTGATCAAGAAGGGCGACAAATTCACGATCGCCGATGTCTACGCAGTCAACCCGGTATCGGGCGACACTCTGGATTACCTCCAGCAGTTCACCGTCACGGCCGACACGACCGCATCGGCCAACGCGATCGCGGCGCTGCCGATCTACCCGTCCATCGTGACCAGCGGTCCCACAAAGACCGTGAACGCGGCGGCCGGCGACGGCAAAGCGATCACCTGGATCGGCTCGTCCGCGACCGGCTACCCGATGAACCTGGCCTATCACCGCCATGCGTTCACCTACGCCACCGTGGCTCTGGAAATGCCCAAGGGCGTCCACTTCGGCTCCCGCGCAACGGACAAGGACACCGGTCTCAGCATCCGCGTCGTCAGCGACTACAACGTCATCACCGACGTGTTCGTGACACGGTGCGATATAGCCTTTGGTTGGGCTGCCAGACGCCCGGAATGGGCTTGTGTCCTGATCGGGTAGTCGCTGTTTCCATGGCTTAGATGATATCATACTGAGCCATGGCCAAGCGATCAAAGAAGTGTCTGGAATGCGGGGCCGAACTTGGCCCCGCGCGTCCCTCGGTTGTCAAGCGGCGGAAGTACTGTTCCAGAAAGTGTGCGGACCTTGCGCGGCAGGTATTCAAAGAAGGCGTAAGGACGTGCGAATGGTGCGGCGCCGGGTTTGAACCGACGCGTCCCCGCCATCCGGGGGAGTTGCTCACGCGCAAGTATTGCTCGCGGAAGTGTTCGGGCCTGGCGCAGCGAACCTTCGCGAGCGCAACAATGATCTGCGAGGAATGCGGCCAGGAGTTCGGCCCGACTTCCGGCAAGGTTGGGGAGCTGAAGGGGCGGCGGTTTTGTTCTCCTGGCTGCGCGCTTCAGGCGCGAACCAGCACAATTGAGCGGATTATCGCCAGGCTGGTGCTGAATCCTGAAACCGGCTGCCGCGTCTGGCCCAGTTATACCGACGAAAAAGGTTACGGACGCACGACCATCGGCGGCGGCAAAAAGGTATTGGTACACCGCGCTGTTTGGGAACACCTTCGGGGTCCGGTTCCTGAGGGCAAGCAGATTGATCACACGTGCGGCGTCAAGGCTTGCGCCAACGTGAGGCACATGCGGCTGGTCACGGCGCGTGATAACAGCCTGGTGGCGACCAGCAACAACATGGCTGCCCGGAACTTCCGGCGGCTCGCCTGTCCGAAATGCGGAGGCCCCTACAGTGCGCGCGCGAACGGCGTCCGCTACTGCAAGCCCTGCACGCACGAGCGCATGATGGAGTATCAGCGCGCCTACCGGGCGACGAAAAAAGCCCGGGACTAACGGCATTTTCCACTCCTACTCCTTCCACTCACGGGGCTCCTTCGGGAGCCCCATTTTTTTTGAAAGGCAACGAAATTTAAATGACAGGACAGCAGCTGATCAATGCATCCGGCCGGCTGATCAACGAGCTGCGCGGAGACCGCAGCTTCGGGACTACCGAGAGCGCGAATCTGCTCGAGATGCTCAACCAGCTGCTGGCGGGCTGGTCTGAGGGCGAGTTCGCCATCCACCAGACCTCGCGCGACACGCTGACGTTCGCGGGAGCTTCGAGCTACACCATAGGCCCCACCGGCGACGTGAATACGACCCGTCCGGTCTGCATCACGAGCGCGGCGACAATCGCCACATCGGGCGCGCAGCGGCCCGCGAGACTCGTGACGGCGGAAGAATTCGCCACGGTTACCGACTCCACGATGACGGGATCGTTTGCGGAGGTGCTGTTTCCCGACTACGGCCATCCCCTGATCACGCTGAGGTTCTGGCCGAAGCCGTCGAGCGGATCTCTCATCATCCACTCGCTGAAGCCCCTGACGGCGCTGTCGCTCGCCGGGACGGTGAGCTTCCCGCCGGGCTACGAGCAGGCTCTCGTCTACAGCTTCGCGGAAGCCATTGCGCCCGAGTTCGGCAAAATTCCCTCCCCCGAAGTAAAAGAAACGGCCGCCAGCGCAAGGGCGGCGATCGCGCAGGCAAACGCAAAGCTGAGAGTGCAGCCCGAGGTAAGTGAGTAATGGCGACCGTATCCGAATTCCTGACCGACACGCTGGTCCTGCTGGGCGCGCATGACCCGGGCGAAACGCCCAGCTCGAGCGACCTGGACAGCGCCTTCCGCGCGTTCAACCGGCTGATCGGCAGCTGGTCCGCGGCGGGCCTGCCCGTGTATCAGCTGACGCGCGACGCGCACACGCTGACCGGAGCCTCGAGCTACACGATCGGCAGCGGGGCGACGATCAACACGGCGCGGCCGCTGAAGATCCTGAGCGCAAGCGTCAACGTGTCCGGCGCCTGCGAGAGCGCCGAAATCGTGACCGCGGAACAGTGGGGCGCAATTCCCGACAAGTCGCGCAGCGGCCTGTTTGCCAAAGCGGCGCTGTATAACGCGGGCTATCCGACAGGCACGCTGTATCTGACGCCGACACCGGCAAGCGGAGGGACGCTCGAGCTGTACAGCCTGAAGGCCCTGTCGACATTCAGCGCGACGTCAGACACGATTGACCTTCCCCCGGGCTATGAGCAGGCCCTGCAGGCAGCGTTAGCGGTAGCGATAGCCCCGTCGTTCGGGCGGGCGGTACCGGCCGAGATCGCGGCATCGGCAAGCGAAGCGAAGGAAAGCATCGCGGCGCTGAACGCCTCCGTGTTAGGCATCGCTCCCCCGGCGGAAGCCCCCGCCGAATAACCAACGAAAACCAGCGAGAAAACAAATGAAGAGACTCCTCTCCGT